AGCTGTATAAGTTACATTATCATCACTTGTTGCAACTTCTATATGTGCATTTGCATTAGCTGGTGTATCTCCATCAAAATTAGAAGAAGCAGAATCAAATAATCCTGATCTATTATCAAATAAGTCATCTGGGTTATCTGATGTTTGAGTTAATGATGCTGTAATTCTAGCTGTGTGTTTAGCACCTATATCAATTACATCTGCAAATAAATAATTACCACTTGCAAAGAAGTCAGCATTAGCAACACCAGAATCAAAGAATCTAGTTGTTTCATCATCAAAGTTTCCTTGTGCTGAATCAAATAATTCAGAAGAATCTAATTCAATAGCATCATCTGTGATCACAGTATTAGTTAGAGTTCCATCAAAATCTGGGTGTTCTGACTGTGTTGAAATAGTATTAAAATTAGCAACTCCTGTTACATTAGAAATAATTGCTGTAGCATTTGAACTAAAGTTTCCTAGCTTATCAACAGCTTTTAAAAGATAAGTTCCAGCCCTAGCTGGTACAGATATTGAAGTTGCTGGTCTTGATACTTTTTCTACTAATGCTACTGAGTTTTGCCAATCAGCAGTTCCATCTGTTTCTTCACTAAATCTTAAATTATAATATGCTAAATCAAGATCAGGTATTTGTGTCCATGATAAATGAGCCTCTTGTCCTACAATATTACAAGCAAAATCTTCTACATCACTAGGTGGTTCAATAGCACCAACGATTGTTCGTTGTGCTGATACATAGGTTGAAGATACACCTAAATGATTTACAGCTTTAACTCTGACATTATAGGTTTCTTGGTCAATTACATTTAGAACTCTATGTGTTAATCCTGAACCTTGTGAATATATAATAAAATTAGAATCTGAATTTTTTTTATATTCTACTTGGTAATAATCTATAAATTTATCTGTACTTGCACCTATAGTTACATCTAAAGCAACAATAACTGTTCCATCATTATATTCAATTAATGTATCATCTAAAGTAACACTTGCTGGTGGTTGGATAGTAAATGGATTAGGTAAATTTGTTGTTGGTACTGTTGTTGCTTGTGTTTTTGTAGCCCAAGTATAATGCGTGGCCTGATACTCAACAAGTGATAATCCTACTGTTAAATCTCTGTTAAAAGTAATTCCAAGAACTCTAAAAGGTTTAGCAGAAAATCCTAAAGAAGAATGTGTAATATTAACTATATCTCCAATAGCTAAATCATAACCATTAAAATCAACATTAATACCCAAAGATAATGCTTCTCTACTTCTTCTAAGTATTACCTCTGCCATTTCTTCTGCTTGATACTGTGATGTAATAGTTTTAAAATCAAATCTACCCTCTAATAAAAATCCACCATCAGCAGTTTTCATTGTTGCATGGCGATCTGAACTTGGTAATCCTGAATCATCTATAGGTGGAAACTGTACCTCATCAACCTGATAGTTACGATCTGGGTTCACAAATCCAACTATAACTCTATTGTATCTGTCATTCTTTGTAGGTGTTGATAATGAATAACCACCAATAATATTATCTTCTGTTAAAGTGATACTTGCACTTCCTGTTGTTTCAATAATTAAATTATATTTACCAGCATTATAAGGTAAGTAACCTCTGCAACCTTTTAAGAACTCTCTAACATTATCTATGATTGGCCTTGAAGTGTCTAATGCAGTATTAATATCAAAAATATTTATATCGCTACCACCTGAATATGGTGTTACTTGTGTGACGCAAACTTGTGAAGCATCATAAAAAGATTGTAAATCTATTTCACTTATTGCTAACCCTTTTCCATATCTTGCGTTTGTTAAATAGTCTAACAAGCACCATGCTGGATTAGTTGAGTATGCTGAAGTTTGTGCAACTAAACTTGAATTATAAGCTACAACTTTTTTCCCTTGTATTTTAGCTTGTACTTTTGGTATTCCTGTAAAGGCATCAGGATTCCATTTAAACCTTAGTGCTAAATAACATAAGCCAGATAATTTATGATTACTTCCCCAAGATGATAATGTTGATAATAAACTAGATGCTGATTGTCCGTCAGTTCCATAATGAGGCTCTATTCTAATTAAACTTTCTGCACTTGAACCCTCGACAGTTGGGTCTGCTTTAAAAAAATTACTATCTCCACTACCTACTTCAACTGCTGTTCCATCTGTTAATGCACTTGCCCAAGTAACAGCTTTATCATCTACTCTTATTTCTTCTATATCATTTATTTCTCCCTCTGCCATAACGATAGCCATATACAAGTAAGTATTATCTGTTCCTGAAGTTTCCATAAAAATTCTAACTCCCCCTGTGAGTCTTTCTCCATAAATAACAGGAATATTAGCGTCATTAGATTGTTTATTAATTAAAATACCTTTTTCAAAATCATCAAATTCATTTGTTGCAAAATCAGGAATATCAGGTGCTTTAGGTCTTAAAGCCCAACTTAAAAATAAAGATATACCTAAAGATATTAAAGGGTTTCCCCCTGTTATAAAACTAGTTACAACACCAACTGCTTTTTTTCCTGTATCTACAACAGCATCTACAAATCCACCCATTATATATCCTTAACTACCATTCTTTTAATTTGATTATCTTCTACTCTTAACCAAGTAAAATTATCTTTAATACCTTTAAATTTGTTAGCCATATTAACACACCATTTAAAAATTTTTCTAACATTTGTTAAAGCAATAAACTCTACAAATACTAAGTTAGTTCCTGAGTTCCATTCTTTGTAATTTATTTTAGCTGTTTGTTTAAAATGATTAAAAGCATAATCAGATAAATAAGCCCAATTAGTGAAGCCAACTAATTTATCATTATGATAATGTTTTTTGTATTGATTTAAAAATATACTTGGTTTGATGTGATGTTGTAAATCAAGATCGTGTAGATTATCATATTTAGGATAATTTCTATATAGTGAGATAATATCTTGCATTATTCTCTACCCCATTTAATATCTTGTACTGTTTGAGAACTAAAATCCATACCAACATCTGTACTAAAGAATCTTTGCTGTGATGTATTATTTGTTTTACGACCATTCTTTTTATTAAAATCTGCCCAATGAGATACGATAGATAATGATAATGTACTTGATTTTGGTTGCTCTTGTATTTCAAAGTTTTCTATACTTCCTTTATAAAGTAAAAAAGGGTCAGCAAAAATAGTATTATCATCATCTAGTAATCCTCTAAATATTGTTACAGTAGAGTTAATAACATTTTCATTTAATACAGTTGAGATAAAGGTTTGATCTGCACCTGATAAAGTTAGTGTAATACTAGATTTACTTACATCTGTTTGTTCTGAAAAGTCAGATATACCTAATAAATGATCTGAAGCTGAATAAGTAACTGATGAACCTGATACTGAAGATGTTAAATCAAAAGAACAATCGGTAAAATTAACAGGAGTAGAAAAGCCAATAGTTACAAGATGAATAGGTCTAATATCATTAGTCGCTATTTCGTTCTTTACTGCTGTTGTTAGGCTTCTCGTCATATAATTCGTAGTTAGTTTGAGTTACACTTTCTGTACCTTTTAACATAGTATATTCAAATTTGCTATTAGGTTTCTTATATTCTTTAAGATCGTTAATAGTAGCATCTATTTCATCTTCATTGACAATAGCTTCAGCAATAAAATCGGCAGTTATCTTGTGGGTTATTTTATATTTTTTCATTTATTAAAGTGCTTCTTCTACATCAAATTCAAATTGATATAAAGCATTACCATCTTTATATGCACCAGCTACACCAAACTCTTGAACATCATTTGTTAAGTGAACTGTAAATGGAACATTATCAAAAGTTATATTTGATGAAGAAACTGCTGTAGTTAAAGGTGGCTCAATAGTTAAAGTTCCTGTAGAAATATCTGATTGGTCTGCAACGACCATATAAACTTTATCGTGATTAGCAAATTTAATCATATCTCCAGCTTTTAATGTTCCTGTGCCTGTACCACCTAATGTAATTGATGTATCTCCAGCACTTGCTGTGCCATGAGGAATACCTGATGCAGTACCTCTAGCATCTTCTACTTCTGGTGGGATTATAGTAAAGTTTTCTTTGCCTGATCTTTGTTTAACTATAAATGCCATAAGATCGCCATAAACATCACTTCTTTTTGCTGTTATTACTCTAGCAGTAAATCCCCATCTTTGACCATCTATTTGTCTAGCAAGTTTCTTACCAGATACAGTTTTTGATATAATAGTATTCTGTGTTGACTTTATTCCTAAAGATTCAAATTTAGCAGTTGATATTGGAAAAGCACCTGACATTAGATTAAGTTTCTACTCCCTCTTTCATTTACAGCATTATTAATTAATTGTGTAATAGTTCCTCTTGATCTTACAAGTAATTCTTCAAAGCCAGAAGCATCTACTGTGTTGATATTAAAATTAACTGTTGTACTTCCACCATTTCCTGTGCCTCTAGCTGATTGTGTTATTTGTCCTGTTGAGTTTGGTATAAACATTTCTGCACCATTTTCTCCAACTACTATTGGTTGACCTTTTGATACAGCACCACCTTTTGCAAAACCAAATACTTTACCTATTGATTGTAATAATCCACCACCACTACTTATTTGAGATTGGAATATTTTTTGTTTTGTTTTGGCTTTTTCAATTGCTAACAATACTGTTTCTCTAGCAATAATTTCTATAATAGTTGATAAAACTTCTACTAATAATGTTCTCGCTAAATCTTTAAATGTAGTTTTTAATTCTTTACCTAATACTATTGATTCTGCTAATCCTCTTGAAAAACCTTTAATACCCAT